GGATGGGCTCGCCGCTCGGACCAAGCATCGCTTAGATTTAATGGCTGCCACTCCTCGCCATGTTTATCTCGAGAAGTAGCTACATAGCCTGAGATGTCATCCCTGGCCAGAGTCGACATATCGAACACTGTTCCAAAGCAGTCGAACGCAATGACCTTAATTGTGCTGTAGTTCAGGATCACTTAGTCCACCTCCAATATCGAATAAATGCTTCTGTCCGTTCTTCTTGTCTTTCTTAAGCCTACGCTCTTCGCGGAGCTTGGTCTTGATTCCAAGTTGCGTGTACAGCTCATCCCGCCAGATCGACATTCGATACTTACGAACGCCTTGGCTCGCATTACAAAACTTTTCCCTCAATGCACGAAGCTTGTCTCGCAGCTCTGGGCTGTCAGTCCTGCCCATCTCCGAAACGACCTTAGCGATCACGGCCTTAATCGTTTCGCGAAATGACTCCTTGCGTTTCTTTTCGTGGGCCATCTTTTTACTCATGGGCCTTTCTTCTCCACAAAAATCGAGTACAGCATCACCAAAAGTGTGACCAGCATTGCCCCTGCCATGAGCAAGATACAAAGTGCGATTGGTCCCCAGATCGGAAAGAACACAAACAGCCAACTAATGTTAGCCATGCCTGTGAGTTTCGTGGCAGCCAGGAGGACGGTAGCAACCACCAATACAAAGTAGAAGTACAGCTCTGAGTTAGACATCATTCGTTCCTCTTTGGATTTGGGGCATATTGACCTTCAAGAGCTGCAGCCTTGGCTTTATTAACGAACTCGTTGATTGACGCTGGAGTCAATGACTTCTCTTCCAATAGCTGGATCGCTCGATCGACTGCATCTCGCGCTTCCCTGAGATCCTGCGTGACATCACCTTTGCCTCGAATGCCACTACACAACAGCTTCTTGATCGCGTGCTGTCTCGCTGGACATTTCACGTCGAACATCACCAAGACCGAGTAAATATCTAATCGGCCATTTACGACACCTTTCAGTTCACGAAGATACTTTGATCCGCTCTCATTGAATTCTGTAGCCAAGTGATTGCCCTTTACTTTGAAGCCCTGTCCATTTCAGCCTGAAACAATTCATACGTTCGCGGAAACCGTTGAGCAATAAAAGCCGCAACAGCATCGGCATACTCACGAATCTCCCATTGAGCGGCCTTGGCCTGGCGGAGCGTCAAAAACGCCAACCAGTTGCGCAAGTTAGCGCTCGCTCGCATCCTGGAGTATCGACCCACCAGACAACTGCTCGACATCATTTCGTCCGCAAAGAATCACCTCGACTAGATTTCCGTCTACGCCGTTGGTAAGGCCCGCAATCTTTGCAAGCTCGCTCCCAAATCCAGCACCGTTAAAAACCTTGTCATTACCGCCAAACTTTTCGGTCGCTCTACGCATAGTAAGATGCACAACATCAAACATAAAACCTCCCTTTCAACCCGTGGACGGGTTATCTAGCGTTCTTCAATAAGCAATCGATTTGATGAAGCCAATTGCCTTAGTTGCAATGTCCTTCATCGCGTCGTACTCCACGAGGTCGTTGCACTCAACCCGCTTAGCCTCTCTGTCATTGATGAACCATTCCGTGAAGGTGCAATCCGAAATCGCAATTACCGAAGCAATGCTGGATGTCACTACCTTGGCTTCATCTTCCCCCGAACACCCGCAAATTCCAACAGAACCGTTTGGGTGATGTAGTCGAACAACGTACTCTTGTTCATGCGGGTCGTAGTGATACGTCACCAGATACCCTTCCAATTCTGATAGCGGCCCATCGGTCGGTGAACCATCCCCTAAAAAATACTGCATAACTCAAACCTTTCCTTTGCCTGTAGACGGGTTATCTAGCGTTCCGTATCAATGCCAAGTTCTTTGTTATCTAACTCAATGGCTTTCGCTAGCCACAAAAGAGCCTGCCTTGTTCGCCTATGTCTTCCGCCGCCAACTAAGGTTCTGCATCTGACCGTCGGCATAGTCGAGGGCTTAGAATCTGGGTGTTGCGGATCTTCCCAATCCATCATTGATAAATGCACATCCCCATCTTCTGCGACAATCAATCTCAACCAACAGTTACCCCCCCTGCCTTTGTCGTCACAACGAAACTCATATAGCTTTCGGTGTTCTAAGCCTTCTGGCCAATGAGCCTTAAAGACTTGGCCTAGTTTTCTAGCATCACTCATTGCCACTTCCCTACCTGTAGACTGTCTCAAACCGTGTGATCTACTTTTCCAAACCCTGGACAGGTCATCTAGTGTTTCGAAATAATCTCTAGTCGCTTTGCCCATTCAGGCGTCACGCCGCTTTGCATGAGTGACTCAAGTGACGATGCAACAGTGATGGTGTTTCCTGCCTGACAATCCCAACCTGTGTAATCGCAACTCCCTTCGCAACAAGCAAATCGCCCATCGTTAAGTCGTACAATGCAAATCCAGTTATCACCGTCGTTCTCACCGCAAACGGAAGCCAAAACCTCAACGACGTTTTCTCGCAAAACTGGGTCGGTTGAAGTTCCGTCGAGGCTTTCTACTTCGTTAGTGCAGTTTCCTCCCGAACCCTGTCCAAAAACTTCTTCCCAGTCGTATCCGGTTTGAATATCTTTTAGGTCTGCTTCAATCTTCATTTCTCACCTTCTTTCATGCCTCTGGATGATTTCTCTACAGATTTACGTTCCAAAATCTCATCAATTGGCGAACGAAAAATCACTTCGCCTTTTTCGTCCAAGTAATCCAAGCACCATGTTGGGTGATAGCCACCTGTGTGAACATCACCGTCAAGCCGAATTCGCAACTGACCATATCTAGCACCCGTGATAGTTCCAAAGCGTTTAGCGTATCGGTAAAACACTCGCATGTTTCTCTTGGCTGGTACGCCTCTTTGCTTCCGTATCTGGGCAATGCTCATTAGCTACTCTCCCTTGCCTGTGGATTCAGTATCCAGAGGCTATTCGGTTTCCATTTCCAGCAAATCACAAAACGCATAGTCAAAGCAACTTTGGCAAAAGCGACCAACCCGAATCGGCGAAAGCCTTTCATGAAAAATTGTCACTTCGATTGCTTGTCCTTTAATCTTGTGTTCACATTCGCAACAAAAGCGTATAGATCTGACTTCTGGTAGAATGATCCACTGCATATCTGCTTCAATCGTCATCCTGTGTAGGCAAAAAAGAAAGCTGATCTATCATGGTTTCATTGCGGGAATCCTCTGCCGCCAACGCACATTCCTCTGAGCAATAAAAATTACCTTCGATCCCACGGGCCTCCCAAGCCTCTTCCTCTTTGAACTCACGCCCGCACAAGTCGCAAAGAAAAGGAGCGTCCATGGGATTGCCGCTCATATCGGGATGCTCGTTGCTAGTCATGTGGATGATTCCTCTAGTGTTTCTTTTCGCTTACCAACAAACGCCAGCAAATTTTCCGCCATTTCGCGAATTACCTGCTCTTCTTCTAGCGAAAGATCGCGACCGCAGAGTGACGCTGATTCAATAGCCAAAGCAACCTTCCCGTTGATTGAACACTCTACCCGCCAATGTCGAATTGTGTTTTTCATCATTCACTCCGCGCAGTGGACTGCCGCTCCAGTGCGCAATGCCTGCGCAACCTATGTGGCGATACTGTGCCGTTGCCGTAGCCGTCGCCGTAGCCGTAGCCGTTGCCGTTACCGTAGCCGTAGCCGTAACCGTAGCCGTAGCCGTAACCGTAGCCATCGCCGTTGCCGTCGCCGTAGCCATCGCCGTTACCGTAACCGTAGCCGTCGCCGTTGCCGTCGCCGTTGCCATCGCCGTAGCCGTTGCCGTCGCCGTTGCCGTTGCCGTCGCCGTAGCCGTAGCCGTAGCCTATCGGTTTCATAGACCCCAGTCCTCGCATACTGGGACGCAGAAAATCTCTGCACCTTCCGGAATGTCTACATCGGTGATTTGCTTCAGCGTCACTTTGCTCGATTTTGGATTAGCCAGCACCCCATCAAATCCGATGGACTCCCAGCGAAAGACATGCAAAGCGCGGCTTAGTTTTATCCGTCCGTTTTCTCGCACAACATCGCCAGCAAAAATCCAGCCACGATCGACCACCACCACGGCACGACTGCCGCTTGGTCGCTGTGATTCCGGTACATAAGTAACGCCATCTACGATAATCGATTTCATAAAACACACCTTTTCCCTGGACTGCCGCTTCAGTGTCTCAAAATGCCGTCTCTCCGGCTGTCTCGACTCCGCTGCCAAACCTATCCCAAACCAAGAGGGATCGTGTCGCGTGCCCCTGTAATTTTTGTCCACTCCCCAAGCGTCGTTCCTTGGTTTGTGCTGCTGACCGCTTAACCGCATCTTCGCCAGCAATGCCCCGTCTTTGTGCCGAGTTGGTTTCCCAATTTGACTCGACGCATCAACACGCGGGAGGCCACTCACAACTAATGGTGTTTTCAATCGCAAATCATGGCAACTTCGATCGTGCCGTCTGCGTTCTTTTTTGTCACTTGAAACATTAATGACTCGCGTTGTTTTCACTTTTGGTGACATACTATTCCTTACTTCCTAACTCCACTGGATCGTTCCCGATATTTTCTTGCACCCATTTTCGCAGCGACTTTCGACCCAACGACACCAGCAAACCATCTGGACTGTAGCCTGTGATAATCCCGACGATGCGTCCCTGCTGGTCGCAAATCGGTCCGCCGCTATCACCTGGAATCGCCCTACCTGTCAGCTTTGCACCTCGCACACTGCCGCGAGTGTAACCAAATCCATTACCGCCAAATCCAATCGCGTAAACTGCCTCGCCTTCTTTCGGCACCTCCTCACGAATCGATCTCCATTTCGTGGTAATCTGCTTTACGGCCCTTAGCAATGCTCTATCGTGATAAAGATCGATCGCAACGACTTTCGCCAATACGTCACCGTCTTTTGTCTCTATGGTCGCGTCGCTGCCACCTACGACATGACCAGCCGTTACCGCGTGATAGCCATCGACCATCACACACGTTCCAGCAGACGCCAGACCTTCATCCTGCGCGAATCGTATTTTCAAAATTGCCGTGGTGTTATGCGGCTCGTAAACTTTTGATTGTCCACGCGCCATGCCACCCAAACACAATACCAACGCTACCGCTGCAATCGATCTCATATCGACGACTCCTAAAGCAAGCCACCCTCCACTTCCGCAAAGGGCTCTGGTTTCTTCCGCCGCTGCTGCGTCTTTTCCTGCGAGGCATTATCGCTAACCGGCACCAGCTCCGCGACAGGCAAATCAGGAATAAACGCCTGTTCTTCCTGCTGGTACTCAATGCGTGCTGCTGGCTCTTGTTGTTCAATGCCGCGTGGTATCGCTTCCTCGACCGACATCAATACCGGCTCGACATCAATCGTGTTGTCGTCATCCTTGTCGATCATGTCTCGATATTCGCTGGAAATTGGCACCCACTTTTGCGCTCGACGAAATGGAGTTTTCTTCCGCATCTCGTTGGTGTCAGTCACCCATGGTCCCTTTTCTGGCGATGCCGATCGCCTGCGAATTTCTTGAATTTCTTCCTCTGTCATCACCTCACATTTTGGATCGGCATCCTTAAGAAAAATCATGCAATAAGCACCTAGCACCGCGCCGCGCTCCTTAGGTCGCTTAGCATCCTTTCGCCACGCCCACGGAACATGCTTCAGAACCAAACCAAGTTCGTAAACAAAGATATCGCCCTCATATACCACATCAGCGTGAATTCGCTTGACGAATCCGCCGCGATACATCAACTCGACGTAGCCTTTGTAATCGATCACCAATGTTGCTTCGTAGTGACCTTTTTTCGTGTTCCATCGCGGAATCAAGTGTGCCGTTCGTCCATCAGGCTCAAGCCCGATTGCAGCACATTCAAGGATCTTGGCAAACAATCCAGTCTGTTCGCACTTGGCAATATCTGGATTTTTATTGACCTGTGTGATCAACACTCGCGTAAATCGTGCGGCTGAAATATGCTTTGGCAAAGCCTTCGTTAACTGCCGCTGGAAGCTGTCACCCTCAATCAGTGATCGCACCTCGACAATGCCGCTTTTGTTTTGCCGCTTCTGCGGCTGACCTGCTGCTGGCGCTGGCCCATCTAGTAAATTCGTCACTTCATTTCCCCTTGTAAAAAAACAACCTCGCTTAATCTACCAGCGACGATGACATCTTAGGTCACTTAAACGCCCACGCTGGACATGTAATCGTTAGCACGCCATTTTCGCCACGCTCCGACCAATCGCCGCTGACCAGCCGATCTGCCAAGCCCTCGAACGCTTTATCAATGAACGATTGACCTAACAGAACCGCTTCATCTGCCAACCGAAACGCCTTCACGCGATGTGGTGGTTTGGTCTCAACCACCAGCAGGAAAAACTTGCGGAATGGTCTTTCCATCACGCGAGATGCGCCGCTGAGATAAAATGCTGCTTGAACGTGATACCCGAAATTGGCGACTGACTTCGACTCGACGACACCACCGTTTTCAATCGTGACGAACAACTGATAATTTTCACTTTCGAAATCGTCCATCGATTCCGTTGTCTTGAGGTCAACGATCCAATCGGCGTCGCCTTTCTTTGGAAAGATATCCACCAGCGCTTTGCATGGTAGCTTCGTCCCTGCATCCTCCCAATACAATTCCCGCTGCGGAATGTAGCCATCCTTTTCGATCGCGACCCACAATGGATGCTTTTTGACGCGCTCAACCAGCTCCGCCGCAAGCCGAAACTGTTCGGCCTTCATCAGCGTCTTACCTTCGTTGGCTGCCTCAAATTCGTCCCACTTCTTACCTCGCTTCTGGCCGTTGCTGGTCAGTACATCGACCGGAATTTCGACAAACGCTTCACCGACTTCCTTCGGTGTCAACAACATCATGTCGACCAACGAACCGAGGTCCATTGCGTCCGACTGCTTCCACTCCATCGTTCCAAGCAAATACATCGCCTCAAATTTACGTGGCGATCTTGCCACCTCTTTAAGCAACGATTGACTGATTGCTTTTGTGTCCCTGTACAACTTTGGCTGCATCAACTCTCTCCTGATCCATCGCTTTGAAATAACAAACTAGACACGGTTTCTTATCGACCTTTTGACCACACTTTTTGCACCTGTAGGCGCTCACCCGCCGTGGCTTGGCAAGCGTGCCCGTGCTGTGATGCCGCCAATATTTGGCCGAACAACTGTGCGAGCAAAACACCCTGACACATGGCTTGCCGCACAATTTGCAAGGCTTTATCTTCGCTTGCTGCTTACACTCCGGCGAGCAATACCTAAGTCCGCTCCCTGTCGGCTTGTCGCAAATCTTGCACCGCCTCATTTTTTGGCTCCTTAATCTTGGCATCCTCTCGCACGATAGCAACGCTTTTATCGGCCTGAATGCAAATGCGGACGGCATTGCCCCGCACCTCAATCAGCTGGACGTATACGTCGCCGATCTTCACCCACTGCTGTTCATCGAGTTTGATCACGAGCAATCCGTCATTCGGTCTTTTTGCTGGTAGCATCGATTCCATTCCTTTTGTTTCTGATTGTCTGACTATCACTGCGAGTCGCTGGTGGCTCGATATCGATCGCCCTGTGACGCTGCCCTCAGTGCTTAATCAATCTGACTATCACTGCGAGTGGCACTCCATCACGGACGGCGGTAACGCGATGCCACCCTCAGTGCTTAATCAGTCTGACTATCACTGCGAGCCGCTTAACGCGCGTGCGAAGTTGTACAGATTGTCCCCCTCAGTGCTTAATCAGTCTGACTATCACTGCGAGGGCCATCGGTTTTCACGCCGAATATCCCCGCCTGTTTTTGGCCTTCTGCGAGTACCTCCGTAGACTCATTGCTACGTAAACACTTGCTGTCGGCCTGGAGGTGGCCAACTCTCGACGCATCACGTGACACGTCAAGGACTTGCGCAATCTGCGAGAGGTTACCGGCATTTCCGATCCACTCCACCGCTCGCAGCCACGCAATCACAGGATCAGCCGCAAATAATTCGCGACCACTCTTGTCTCGCTCAACCACGCGATGATTGTCAAACATCGCGTGATAATGTTTCTCCCTGGCGACCAGCTTGTTTTGCGGCTGGTTGTCAATCGCCAAAAGCGTCCATTCTGGGTTCGTTGTCCAAAACGCTTTCAGTCGTCCCTTACCGCCTTGCGTGCGCCCGATTTTTACTCGATGGCTATGTTGATCATACGCAAAATAAATGTGCGGTACTTCGCAATCTGGCTCAGCAATTGTCTGTGTTTTTTCTAGCACTTCGATTCCAGCCATCGTTGCTTTGTACTTTATTTTTGTGGTTAGGTCGTACCACGGAAACGACGGCAGGTATGACTTGACCGTGAAATCTATTTCAATTCGTTCCGCGTTTGTTCGATCTGCTTTCGCCACAATTTGCGATGCTATTTCGTGCGTCTTGCTTTTCAGTCGTCGCTGCATTTTCTCAGCGAACGAACTCGACTCCTCGCGAAGTTTTCGACGATTAACACCTTGCTTGCGAGCCTGACGCCAGCGTTGATTTCTGCGGATACTTTCGGCTTTCCACTGCTGTACATCGTCTGCATTGATCGTGAATGGATGCTGCTGCCTTGGAATCGTCATCGCTGCTAGATAATCAATCCCGCTGACGACCTGCACGACTCCATCACGTTCTCTTGCTTCCTTGTTCGGCAAATCGACCGATATACCAAGTATGGCTTTATGGCTGCGGTCGATCCAAAGTTTGCTGTCACAAATCACGTCTAGTTCAATGGCTTTCCGTAGGCCGCGAATTTGGTCTCTGTAATTACTTCCGCCAGCCAAGCGAACAATGACGTGGCCATCCAGTAGTTTGATTTTTGCCGTGAGATACTCGCCTTCATCAACTACTTGCAGCGTCGAGCAACTCGCGTTATTAAGCATAGGCCACGGCATAGACCGATAGCTGCGAGTTGCTCTTATGCCTCGTTTCATTTGCCACCGATCTTGCCTATAGCACTTCTCGACGGCGCGACATACCGACGCGACCATAAACGAACAGCCTTCATACATGTCTTTGCATCGAGGATATGTATACAGCTTCCCGCACTTCTCCTGCGTGATATCGTCTTGCCGCAAGCACTCAGTCGCAGCTACATTTGCCACGCTGCGAGAGGCGTCAAGCGATCGACGAAGCATCGCGTAAAGCTCAGGCTTAGCGTGCGAAATGCACTCAGCAATTGGTACGCAAATTGTGCGAATCATGCACTCACCATATCCGCCAAAATGCGGTCTAATACCTTGGAAAATTCCCACTCGCCAATTGACGCGATCAGTTGCGATTCGATGCGATCAAACTCAGCCTGCACCGCTGGATCGGTATCAATGGCGTCACTCTTGAGGAGTTCCGCGAGACGATTGCGTAGCTTGGATTGCGTTTTGCTTGACATGTTTCGTTCTCCATCGAATGTTTGTTTTCTCACTGCCTTACCCCTGCGATTGTACCTATCATCGGGACAATTACAATGGCAAGATAAATCTTTTTCTAAAAAACTTCCGCTTACTGCTTTTGAGGGGAGCCAACCGGCCTGCGGTCGCGCAGATAGCGGTCTAGTTCCGACCGCGAAAAGACGTACGCCACGCCAATGGTCTGCTGCGGCGTCAGGATGCCACGCTGGACGTACTTGCGGATCGTGTCGACCGACAAGCCAAGATATTCCGCCGCTGCGTGAGAATCGAATATAGTAGGTCGCTTTGCCATGTCTCTATACTACACATCGGGACATCTGGCAAAAAGAGTCATTTGCGGAATTCGTTCTGTTCGCGTTTTTTTCGCGCGATGGCCTCATCGATCAATGCATGATAGATATTGCCTCGGAATGCCAGTGACAAAGCCAGGGGATTTGTGACGTTACTGGCTGCGATCTTCAGCGTTTCCAGCCATGACCATTTGGCGGCGTTGGCTTCGAGCTGCGACACGATCCAATCGCGATTTTGTTCGCACCCTTCGACGCCTAGTTGATCCATTTTTTTTGCCGTCGCGCGACAGGTGCAGTTTGGTTTTTCTTTAATGCCGAGTTCGCTGGTGATCGCAAGGAGTTCGCTACCTGGACCGCCAATGTCTAGATCTTGATTCGTCTTCATTCCGTAGCAATTACATCGAAACGCCACCGACACGATTCGCACGCGTCCACATCGTTCGCACTCGATGCGACTAGACATAGCTCACGGCCCAGTCGAATGTGTAGTATTCTGTATCACACTCTCCATTGAGGTCTTCTCGAATTACTGCATTGACGGTACCACTGTCGCTTTCGCAAACTGGCAAATAGGCCGCAAAATTGTCGTTCGTGAAAGCCCACGTTGCGGATGCAGTCTCGAAGTCGACATCCTCCAAGTCCATGCAGTTTGTACCGCTACCTAAATTTTGTAGTTTCCATCGAATGTAAAACGCGATTTCGCATGCCGTCGATGGGAGATAAACAGCGTAAATCTGAACGAACAAGCAATAGTTGGACGCGTATTCGGTTTGGTAATTGTTCGTTGCTGCGACTCTGACTATTTCGTAGTCAGACACGGCCTCGTTGAGAATGATTTCATACGTTCCCTCGATAGCGTCAATGCCTGTAAAGTCCATTGTCGTGCATTCCTCGCCAAATATGCGAAGAACATACGTTTGCCAAATCGCCTGCGCGTTTGAGATGGTCAGCGTTAGCGTGTTACTGCATCCACATGGACCAGTATCGGAATCGCAACAATTTGCCCCTGGACAAGGCTTTGGCATTACGTGCAACTCCAACTTACAGCACGCCATTGACCTGCATTGTCGAGGCTTGCAAAGCCTCTCGCGCTGGCTGGAATCGCTTCTGCGAATTTGTTGTAGATCGTCTCATTGAACGTGGTGTCTGTAATCTGGCCGGCCGTGCCGTTGTCGTCCCAGATATCGCACGACGCAGAACCCATGGTGATCGTCGTGGTTCCCGTCGCAGCTGCAATCCCGCCACCTGGGGCAACAAAATCAATGGTCGCGGGATAACCGACATCGATACATAGATAGATATCGTCTTCACCGCGTAACTCGTACTTGCCGACGCAAACCAGATTTCCGCATGGATGCTTTTCGACAAAAAACGTCGACGCCTTGACTCGCATCCGGTCGCCCGTCGCGTAGGTGTTGGCATCACCCGCAGCGATCACAATGCCACGCACACCGACGCCGCGAATCGTGGTGGCTACTTGGCGAGGCCCATTGAACAGATACGCTCCAGCCCTGCCGTAGCTCGTTGTAGGTCGCGTCGTCTGCATGACCGCGACGTTGTTGGAGATTTGGATTCCCGTTACCTCCATCACGCCAAACGGCGGAACGGTTCCGGAATACGCATTGTGAAAAATGTGTTCCTGTGGTGCCTCAAAAACTGCTGCTGACTTATTGCCACCTTGCAGCGCAAAGCCAGAAGCACGCAGTTGATTTAATAACTGCTTGTACTCTCTAGCTTCGTCCGGCGATGCAAAGACACCAACGCGAGTCATTATGGCTTCACGACTCCGCTAGCGTTAACGATGAAATCAAGTAGCGCCGTTGTGCTTGCCACTCCGAGAATGGTTGGATAGTCGCCGGTCGTCAAATCAGCGATCGGACAGATAGCACCCTTGGTGGCACTTACCGTATAGGTCTGGCCTACGGTCAATGTGGCACCTAGATTGACCTTTGCGCCCACGCCTGGTTCCACGATCACAAAATAGCCATCGGTCGCCGCTGGTGTTAGTGCAATGCCGTCGCAATCGGACGCTGCTGCTGACGCGTTCGCATCCGACTGATAGTATTTGCTGTCGCTGGATAATCGATAAACTGGCATGCCTTGCGTAATCGACTCGCCAGCCTGGACCACGCGAACCCGCGTTGATACTGACCCGATAGCTACGTTGGCTGCTGTCTGTGATAAATTTGCCATTAAACTAACCCTAGCGCCCCGTAAGGCAAAGAACGATAAACCTGGAATTCCAACCAATACGCGTTAGCTGGATTTGTCTCGCGAGTTCCATCGGATTTGAGTAACACTGGCTTGGTCATTGCCTTGCCGTTGGCGTCTGTGGCCTGCGCCAAAATCAAACCTGACGTGTACGGGTCGGTGATCTTTTCGTAGTAACCTTCGTTGCGCACGCGCTTGTACCATGCCTTATCATCCGTTGTGCGGATGCCAAGACGAAACTGAATCGACGCTGTGACTTCCCAGTAGGTATTGTCATCGAGGTTGACGTTTTTTGCGTTGTACCGAATCAGCCTTGCGGTACCTGCTGGATACCCCAAAAACTGATCACTCGATACGCTATGACGATAGAGGCCAGTGACGTAGGGATTGAACGTCAGAAAGTTACGTTTGATCGTGACCACATTGTCTGCGATCTTCATCGTGACGCCTTCGATTGGCTCGTTGTTGACGTTGACGATCGGTAATCCGTTTATGTCTTCGTCAGTGGGTTCATCGGTCTCGACGTCACTCCATGAAATCTCTGGCGGATTATTGAGTGGCGAATCTGCATCACCTGACGGCCCGATCTCGCCTTTGTAGCTGGCGGTTGCGATCGTCAATATCGGTGACACACGTTCAAACGCGACATCATCGCAAAATACAAATTGCAAGCCTGGATAGTTATCGCCAACGCGTGGCAAGCCTGCCGCGAATTCAATCTCCGATTTACTGTCGGTCGCGCCGTGAACGATCTGGTACGACTCTGACATTGTGCGTGTACGTTTTTTATCCGCACGCGACAGCCTCGCATTGTATCTCGACCACATTACCGTAACGCTGCTGACTGGCACTAGATGGCCTCCGCAACGATAAAGTTTTTGCCTAGCAATTCCTCAAGTAACGCTACCATGCGGTCGCTCGATTTGCTGGTGGCCTCTGCCGCAGCTGCTGTCTTTTGGCCGGCTGCTGCAACGGTCTGCATCGGTCCCTCGGACTGGCCGCGTGTGAGGAGTCTTGATTCGGTTGCACTCAATTGACTGGCAATCGCTGCTTGTGAATCAGCAACCATGGAAAGGCTGCTGGTTAACTTATTGGTGCTTTCTTGCGTCTTGCCACCGTCTGGTAATGTGAGGTCCGTTGTCAGCGAAGAAACACGTTGGCTAAACTTCTCGTTGAACTGCTTGCCGAGGTCGCTGCCGATGCGGTTCATCTCGCCACCTAAAGCCTGTTCGTAGGCTGTGGCCTGTCGTGCTGCGATCTGTGGTAATGCCTTCGTTTGCGCCTCGAATCCATCCAGCATGCCGACCATCATCGTTTGACCGATGTTGTTCATCAATCCGTCCAAACCATCCTTCATTCCTCCGCTAATCCACATATAAATTGCAGCTGCGAACTCGCCGAGGTTTTTGCCAAAGTTGGTCAGCACTGTTGACATGGCCATTGTCGCATCGATTAGCAGACTAACCGCGTTTTCGCTAAACCACTTGATGTACTCCGGAAGCACCGTGGTAAACGTGTATTTCGTGCCCTCGATCATTTGCGAAAAGCCTAGTTTCATCGACAGCCAAGCGTACTCGATGATTGGTCCTAGGTTCCCGAATGCCACCTCTGCGCCCGTCATCGCTGCAATGACACCCATCAAAAAGCCTTGCACAATTGGACCTGTAGCGGAAAATGTCTCTGACAAAAACTGAATCGCTGGTGCTAAAATACTCGACGCGATGTTCGCAGCCACCGTCATGGCCTGTGCTGCCATGCCTACCAGTGGAGCCAATAGACCGCCTATTGATTCCATCAACTTCGTAACCGCTGCCGATGCCACCTGCATCGATGCGCCAAGCTGCTGACCTGCTGGCGAGCCTGCATCGATAAATGCCTTCACGGAATCGGTCGCAAAACGGAATATCGCGAACAGTGCTTGTAGACTTAACATCGCGGCAGCCAGTGGCGCTATCGATGCGGTCAACGACATAAAACCAGCCGACATAGCACGCGTTGACGCGACCACCCCAGATGACATTGCCTTGACGCTGGTGGTCATCACCGCCGCTTGTGACGAAACGTTTTTCATCACCTGCGAGGCCATATCCTTGGCACCGATCACGATGTTTACGTCAGCCATGCCGTCTCGCCTCTCGTTCTGCCTTGTCCGCGTCTATCTGACTACAATCACTCTTGAACGCCATCCACACATCGACCCACCACGCGGCCTGATCCATCACGCCACCGCCGCATGGCAAGTGATGTTCCGCCATCTGCGCTAGGTTCACCGCGTCGACAACTTCACTAGCAAACCTGCGTGGACACTCGCCAAGAATCCATGATTCGCTGGCGTCCCGTTCGTCCGCGATCACTAATTGACCATACTGGCTCGATCCATCGCGACAACCTTTTCCGCAGCCCTTGCACAACTCGCCGCGTGAAATCAGTGCCGCTATTCTGACTTTTTTCTCTCGATCTCCGACAGCTTGCCGCTCTCCGTGATTCGTTTGGCGATGTCCAGCGCTTCAGGAAATCCAATCACATCCAGCAGGTTGGCAACGCTAAACGTGTCCATACCTTCGCAGCCAACCGCTGAATACTCAATGACCTGCTCCACGAGGTTCATCGCCTCTTCAGGATCGTTGTTGCCTGCCATCTTCTTGACCAGCCGCATTTGTTCCCGATGCTGCTGAAAACTCAATGCCTTACAGGTCACCTTCCCGACTGTCGAGTCTAGTTCGTACAACTCGCCTGGCTTCAAAAAACTCATGCTATCCCCACTTCAAAAACTAACTGGCTGGCGTAAATGTGAAGTACAATTCTTCATCATGCGTCGCGCCATTCTTTGTGCATAAAAACTCTGTCTCGTCGACCATGATACGGTTTCGGTCACCGTTCTGGATGTTGACAATCTGTGCCTTGGGTGCCGTGATACCAAGCGTGGAATTTGTCGGCCCATCCAGCGTGATTTGCACCGCGTATGGTGTCGATGATGTCCAAATGTTGTGGCGGTTTTGCGTGGCGACTAGCACCGACTGTGGATTCGCTGTGATGGTCGGTCGCCTGCTGGTGATGATCGCGTGACCGTAACCGCTGGCGTCCTCTGGATCTTCCAGCAAAACGACTTCGTTGTTTGCCGCAATGGTGATTTGCTCAACATCGAGTTTGATGGAGTTAAACGTGCAAGCCGACGCCGCTTTGAAATTCAATGGCGTCGTTGTGATATAGGTAGGCGTGATGATCGCCGTATCGGTTGGCTCGACGTATATGCCTGTAAACGTAAACTCCATCGTGATCTTGCGACCTGTTGGGAATGTCATCACGTACGTTCCCATGGCACCGCGAATGATCATCAGTTTTCCGTTGATGTAAGCGCCTAGAGTAGCCGTCTTGACGTTTGTGCCTGGTGCCTCGCTTTTTGGCTTCCAAACGTTCGTAGCTTCGACCCATCCGCAACATGGCATCAGCACCGAAAACACTTTTGGTTCTGTGGATGTGCCATCCCACTCAATATCCATCTTGAAGGTCATCGTTGCTGATTGACCTTCCGAAATCGCTGTAAGGTAGTTGAACGAACCCGACGCCTCGCGATCTGTCATCGCAATAGACGGTTGAATCGAAATATCGTAGGCATTGTAAACACCTTCGGAACTGGTCAACGATTCTGCGGTCCCGCGCGTTGTTTCGATCTTCGCGGCTAGCGTCGTGATTCGCTTGAGTAGTGGCGTGGTGACTGTCATCGTTAACCCTGTGTTTTCTTAAAATTTACTGCTTTGGTTCGCCGCTCAATCTGCTTGATCAGTAGCGGTTCCAAGTCCCTGGCCGCTATCAGTTTGTCGAGTCGCTTTTTGACTGTCACACCCCACGGTGATGGACCGTATTTTTTATCGATCGGTAGTCTCGATTTGCCTATTCGCTGGAATACGTGGTTGCCAAGCTCTGGCGATATGAACGCACTCTTTATAAAACCCTGTCCGCTGATCTTGCTGATCTTGTATCGCACGCCTGACTTAGTTTGACGTGCTTTGAATTCCTTCAGTGGAATCCGCTTAGTTTCGTCCTGCGTTACCGTCGCCGACAACGTTTCCGGCGTCGACTTTTTCGAGACAGCTATCGATTGCTTGATCGTCGTTTGTGTTGTGGCTAGTTCCTTCGCGATCTCTTTTGCTAGTCCATTCTTGGCTTGCTTGGCGACGTAGTTAACCGCCGTTGATACCTCGCGCCGCAGCTTCTTGGGTGCCGCATCGCCTAACGCTTTTTGCAGTTCCAAAATACTTTTATCGACCGCGATTGAAATCACAACTCACCTGGCGTGACGCGAATCCTCACCAATAATGAAAATGCGTAACCGTCACTGGCGCTTGTCCCATCGGCCTGCGTCCGTTCCATCACCTGTGACCAATCCGCGTCGATGGCATAGCCACCAAACGTAAACCAGTCGTGAAGATACGCACTCCAACCCGTTATGGCTTTCCTTGCATCGGCCAAAAAATTCACCGCTAAAACACTGGTCGATGTGTTGTCCGTTTCGCTTGGCATCACTCGAGCGCGAATCCTGTAATCGACCTCCCATCCTTCGCGTGGTGGATTGCCTGGAACGTCAAGATCTGGAACCCGCGTGATATCGCCAATCGTCACAATGAACTGTCGATCGGTCACCGTCTGTGGCAATGCGTCCGGTCCGTTGTCGCTAACCTCCCGCGATGGATCGACCGTCGAAACCAACGTTGCGTCGTCAAGTCGACTTTCGATCGTACTTAGGATGTCTGCTGCTACTGACACTTGATCACCAACATTCCTTCATCCGACTCGACGATCTGCGTAATGGCTCGCGGCCGGACGGTTTTCCCGATACGGTCCGCGAGGTCAATCATGTCTCCGCCTAAATCGATTTCCTCGCTTGAAATGCCTGTCGTTGTATTGTTAATGACATGCACTTCAAACACCGTCACCGATCTGTTTTCGTCGTCTATCGCTTCCGCGAGCTGCCGAAACACCGTTGCCGAAATCGATCTTTCTGATTTTTGGCGTGGCCGGTAAATAACCGACTCGCCAAAATCAGACGTCGACACAAACAACGCTGCATCGGTCTGGATAGTCTCGCGAAGCGACATAGGCGACTAGGCTCGGCGATGGCTAGTGATTTTGACATAATCAATCGACACTGCGTCGACATTGGTATTCGCTGCTTTTTGCAACTGAACGATCGGCTGCAGTCCGCTGGAATAACCCGACATATCAAACGTGGTACCAGCCGCAACACGAACGCCGTCGATGTAAAATTTGACGTTCGACTTGCCTCCTGTGAAGTCAATCACAAATTCCTTGTACGCGGTTGCCAGCGTCGCGCCTGTAACCTTGTCATCATTGTCCGTAGTGCCGTCGTCGGTCTCAACATAAACGGCACTGGTGCTGTTGGCACCAACCATTTTGAACCAAGCGTTGGCTGCTACGCTGTCTGTGGTGTCATTGCGAGCCGAACCCACACCGAACACCAACTCACTGCCTGTGGTGAACGCTGCACCCAACTTAACCCGCATTTCGACGCGCTGAATGTCGTCAATATCAAATGCCAGCGAATCACCGTGCGCCAAGCACACGTTTTCCACTTCGCTGGTCGCTGCGAGTGTCAACGTCGCAGCGGAACCTGCACGCACGTAGGTCGGTGTACCTGACGATGACGTGTCAACAATCAACCATGGCGTACCGATGTTCGCCGACGCTGGAAGCGTCACGCTGGTACCTACGAAGTCGTCTTCGTAGATCTCAAAATCTAATAAACCTGCCATTTCTAAAACCTCTATTTTTATGATGAATTTTGCGGAACCAAAAGCTAACCCGCCGCAAAGCGGGTTAGCTCAATCGAACGTTAATTAGGGTGCGTTGCGGAACAACCCGCGCCAATCAATGGCTTTAACACCAAAGGTCTGGCGAACCTTGTTTTTGTAAGTGTCTGTGTCGAAATCCCATTCTGTATCGATCTGTGGCGATTCTTCACCGGCGAGGAACGTCAATTCCACGGTGTCAATCTGCATCGGATCTGCTGCCAGATACCAAACCGTAGAACTGTTAGCATCCAGCGTTGGTTCGCCGATCACTGTCATATTGCGAGGTCCAGTAGGACCGTAAAGGTTTTTCACGCCTTCGTTGTTGTTGGCCGCGTTGTAGCTGATCGAATTTACCAACTCAAGCGCGGTTGCTTCGTACGCCACTGGTACGATCAGGAATCGTGGAACCAAGCCTAATACCGCATCAGTGGTTAAGCCCTTCTGCAATCGCATCTTGGTAAAACCAGCGTTCAGCGTGGTCACGCTTGGTGCTGCTGCTGCGCCCGAAGTGTTATCACCGGAGGCATGCGACGAACTGAACAGCGAGTATCCGTCACCCATGGTGGCGTTCGCGGTCAGCACTTCGTAAACCTTCTTATTTTGCGTGCGTCGAGCTGCGTTACCGAACATCGCTGGAACTCGGCTCAACGCGCCTAGATCGTCGTTGATGATCGTTTCCCACGATACCGTGAACATCTTGCCTTTCTTAGCAACGGCATACGATTCTTTCGAATCACTCATGCCAGCTTCTGGATAGTCCTTGCCTTCAGGAATATCGTCCAGGTCTGGCGCTTCGCTAAATCGCGTGCGGGTGATTTCCTTCAGGTCGTCCGTGCTTTCGCCTTGGCGCGCCCATAGGTTCCAGGTGTATGGCGATTCGTCGTAAGCGGCCAAAAGGCTTTTGCTGGCGACGTTAAGCAGCAAGTTCACAAACGAACCTGTCGTGTGATACGGTGAATCGCGACGGATTCCCATGCGTTCCAAAATGCGACGATTGCCGAGAACGGCACGTGCAATATCTGGAGTGCTGAATCGATGCGTCTGAACGCCTGACCGACGCAAGATTTCCTCGGCAATTCGGCTCAGCCGACCGCTAGAAAACTCTTCAGCGCCTTGTGATGGCTTGTCGCCGACCAAGCTACGCTTTACGCCGCTGCTGCGCTGGCATCGCATCAAGATTCCATCTTGAACCGCTGCCATAAATTTGTCTTCACCGCTAGCTGTCACGCGAACATCGGCACCAGCCGACGAACCCGAGGAAGTCGCATTTGCTGCCATGTGTTCGATTACCTTCGTACGCACGACATTAAGCGAAACACCCTTATCGATCCAGCCATCGGCAACTGTGCGCGAGATGCCAGCCTTTTCGGCAAGAGCCTTGATTTCCTTGCAGCGTTTGCGTTCTGCAATGCGTACGCTTTCTTCCTTTGCGCGGGCTGCGGCCACTGCTGGCTTTGCCTTCACAACTTCTTCCTCTTCGCCGTCCATGTTTTCAATCACTTCCTCTTCGGGAATGACCTCATCAGCGCTTTCAATCGGTGCCGACATGGATGGTTCATTAGCCGAAAGATTGCCGAGAACCCAAGCCATAATCTGCTCAGGGTCGGTCAAATCGGACGGCATGCCTTTGGCGACCAGCTGGGCAATTGCTTCTGGGCTCATGGCTCTTGTAATTCCTTTTTTTACCAGTTCGTAACTTCGCCGCACCTTCGAACGGATATCTGCACCTGCGGCCACCAATGATGCGTCCGTTGGCTGCCAACGTGTTACCACGTCCGCTGGCCCTTGTATTTGTCGATCACCAAAGGTTCCGATTGTTCCGCGTGGAACCTCGACCACCTCTAGCGGATCTGCTGTAATCGAAAAATCAGTGATATGACCGTCGAGAACTTTACGCTGTGCGTTTTGGCTGTCGCTGTCATGTGCGAACATGACCGTTCCGACCACCTCATCGCCGACAACCTGAATATTGCGAATCGAACCAAGAATGTTGCGAACGGTTCCTCGATCGTGCGAATCAACAATCGGTAATTGACTCTTCCCGTCTCGAAACTGCATGCCATCGACCAGTAGGATTTCGCGTACAACCTCTTGGCGTTCTTCGCTCCAGCGTTCCACTGGATGTTCCGACGCAATCACCGCTGAGAGTGTTTGTTGCTCGCTAACCCCATCCATGCGAACCACAATTGATCGTTCGATCATGCGTTCGTGCGGCTTGGTGTCCTTCTTCCACGACTTCAGTTTTTTTGGCTTTGCTGCTGTGGTCATGTCGCACCTTCTGCCGGTAATTCAACTGGAGTGCCGTCTGTCGCGTCTTTGATCAATGCCGTAATCGATTCGTCACTCATGCCAAGCGACGCTAGGAAAACGCGTGCCTTGGCCTCTGACGATTCGCCGGTTGCCAACTCTGCCA